CACTGCTTCCGCTTTTTCCGCTCGTTCCGCTGCTTCCACTAGTTCCAGAAGAACCACTGCTTCCACTAGTTCCAGAAGAACCACTGCTTCCACTAGTTCCAGAAGAACCACTGCTTCCGCTGGTTCCATCTGTTCCACTAGATCCACTGCTTCCGCTTTTTCCGCTCGTTCCGCTGCTTCCACTAGTTCCAGAAGAACCACTGCTTCCACTAGTTCCAGAAGAACCACTGCTTCCACTGCTTCCGCTTTTTCCGCTGGTTCCGCTGCTTCCACTAGATCCTGAAGTTCCGCTTGAACCGCTGCTTCCACTAGAAGAAGCAGGTCCAATTATAAATCCACGATACGTTAAAACATTAGCACTTGAGCTTGTTAAAGCAAAATAAACTGGTTTTGAAACTTCTCCAGAATTACTTGGTTCTGTAACGGTAACTGCTCCAGCGGTATTTGGTGATAAAAAATAAACAGTTCCTGCCGTTAAACCGCTTAATCCTTCAATTAATCCATCGTATACCAATTCAAAAGTATTTGCATCGACTATATTTCTTACAACACCTTGTACTTCAGCATGTTCGGCGCTATCCGCTTGAGCTTTATACCAATTAGAACCATCAAACCTAACAACATTTCCAACTATAAATCCATGATTATTTTCAGTAAAAGTATTTATTAATGAAGTTCCACTACCACCAGTTCCACTAGAGCCAGCAACTATTTGTCTTTTAATTATATTATTTTCAACTACTAAAGAATATAAACCATTAGTATTAGTTGTGTTCGGCAATTCAGTAAATACTAAATTATTACTACCACTATAATATAACGTACCTGTTGTTAAACTATCTGAATCAGAGAATTTTGGTATATATCCACTAACACCAGATCCATCAATTACTTTTTTGCCACTTAATGGACTAAGATTAATTATGTTATTTATGTAACCAGAAGTTATACAAATAGGATCGGAAAATTCAGAAACCGTTTCGTCAGAATTTATTGCTCTTATTTTTACAAAATAATTAGAACCCTCTACAACTGGAAAAACAAAAGATGGATTATATAAACTATGAACAAAATCAGTAAATCCAGTAATTCTTCTTGCTAAACAAATACCTGTAAAATCAGAATTAAGATCTAAAAAACCTGAATTACTATTTAATAATAAATTTGTGTATCTTGAACCTGAATAAAAACCAGTATATATATTACCGCTATATAGACCTCCCGAAGGTAAAAATTGAAAACTATTTCCTCCAGTGTAACCATAATTCAAAAATATTTCAGAACTGTTTAAATAACCAGAAGGTATTCTTATTTCAGAAATATAATTTAAATTATTGTAATTATTTGAATATAGACCTGTAGGATATGATCCAAAATTATCCACATAAATTGTATGATCAATCCATTGAATACCAGAAGCTCCAAAACTTTTAAAAACATCTCCTGTTATAGAATACACACTCGTACCTGTTCCACCAGCAATAGAATCTATATTTTCAACAAAGAAGTTTTGTAGATAATAATCATATTTAGTATTGTTTTTTCCGCTTTGTTCAATAAAAACATGAAATGAACTGTCTTGAGATGATCGAATAGCGTCCCAAGACACAAAAGCTTGCAAATTTAAATCTTTATCCCTCTCATTAAAATCGTAAAAAGCGTAACCCGTTAAATTTGTTATATTTAACGGAAACAAATTTGAATTATAAGATAAAGGTTTTATTCCTGAAGAAACTATAGCTTCACCACTATGGAAATAATTATAAGGAACAACGTGAATAAAATACGGAATTCTAAGCGAGTTGTCTGTAAAAATGCTTTCGTTATTTAGAGTATTTAAATCAGGTATTTCAATGTTTGAAATATTAGGATAAAAATAACTTTTATTATACAAGTAATTACCACTATCAAAATTAAAAGAACTTCCTGTAGTTACATATACATCAACATAATTAATCGCATCAAAATTAGAATAATCTAATTTTAAATTAACATTATTGTTAATTGATATATTTGTAATAGAAACGTCTACATCACTAAAGTCCACCAAAGCAACACCAGTGCTTTTTAAACCTCCATTATCCGTTGAAACTATATCAATAAAAAAACTGTTTAAAACGCTGATATTTTGTAAACCAGTTATGTTCTCAAAACTATTATATAAATCATCTACAGATATATTATAAGAAGTTGAAGAAAAGGAACTCGGACCATTGAATAAAAAATTTCTATTTTTATCGTAAAATGCAATAGAAAAACCAGAAAATCCTTCTTCGGTTATTTCATTAGATAAAACATTTTTAGTTATTGGTCTAACGACTTCCCAAGTTAAACTAACTTCATTTTCTCTCAAAATCCCACTAACAAATGAAATCGACGGGTCAAGACCAAAAGTTGAAGCGGGTTGACTGTAATCAGCAACAGATAAAGAATTAGCAAAATTAAATTTTACATTGTCAATAACAAAAGGATCAAAATAAGATACAGAACTATTTGTTAATAAAGCCATAAGTTATTTTACACGTTTATTATTTTATGATTACTATCAAAAGCATAAAAATCAATGTCTGTTTTAGCCACAAAAGAACCTACAGAAGTCTCTCCAAGAAAAATTTTGACAATAAATGCATTTTCTTTTAAAATATTGAATTTCATTGTTTTACCATTTCTATTAATTACACACATCAACCCAAAAGTATTATAATTCCCTTTTTTACTTAATACGTCAAATAAAAACTTAAAATTAATATCCACTTCATCATAAATACAGTTATTAAACTGATCGTTCAACACTTCTTTTTCAATTGTAAAACTATAATCATATTGAGTGTTTACAGACTGAGCAAAACTAATCGCCCTTGTTTGACCAGTACCGTCATTAATTGCTGAATTTACTTCACCATTTGTAAATAATTGATTGATAAAGTTGTCCGTAGAAAAAACAATTTGTTTTTGTTTGTTTTGTTGATTATTAACGTATTCATTGTTTTCAACAATATTGAATTTCTCTTCATCATACTTCATAGCTGTAACAGCATATTCGTTAGAAGACACTTCATTTATATTTACTATTCTATACAAATCATGATCAGAATAATCTTCCTCTAAATAAACCACGAAATTCGCATCAGATCTTAATGAAGCATATTTACCATATTCATAATCCGGAAATTTTGAAAAACTAAGGTCAGATATCTTACTAACAGATCTTTTAAACAAAGCTACTACACCATATAGTGGTTTACTTTTCACATTAAAACCGGGACTGACTGGACTGTAAACCGCAATATTATTTTTTAAAAAATTTATATATTTACCATCATAAGTTATTTTTAAAATATCTGTTGATTTTACCGTGTTATACTCAACAGCTATGGAATAAGTCGTACCATCCATAATTACAGACAGACTGCCTCCAACAATTAAAAAACCATAATCAATATCCTGTTGATCTTTGGATATGTTTTCAACTGTTGATAAACCTACAACATTTTGATCTGATGCCGCATTTGGACTGGTGTAAACAATTTGACAAGCACCCACATAACTTTTATTTGTATAAGCTTTTTTATCCCAACTAGTTAAAGAAGAAGATGCTGATGGCGTTAATGTAGAACCGTTATCAGCGACTACTATATTACTTACATTATTCCAACTCATATAAGCCGAAGGAATGATTGACAGTTTTAAATTTTTATTATCAACCCCAATAATAGAAAATATCAATTCGACAGGATTACCATTTATTAAAGAAAATATTCTTATTAATTCGCCCAAGCAATCTTCAGAAACCTCTCTATCAATATGTATAGATTTATTAGCAAAATCCAATTTTGTCAATTTTCCATATATAATTGATGATGTTTTTAGTGAGTCTGATATACGAACTACATTTCCAATTTGTAAAATAGAAGCTTCAAATCCCGATATGAAATTTACTATTTCCGATTCTAATTTGCTAGTTGCCAAATACCATTTACCTACTCTTTGAGCTTCGTATTTCGAAGTGACACCAAAACCTAAAATTTCTTTTTCTACAATACCTATTTGTCTTATCAATTGAGGATCTTCCACATATATAATTTTATCTTTAAAATTATCATTTTTATCAGAATATTTAACTTTTACAACAGTAAATAAATTATTTAAATCTCCAGATGAATATGTAAATAAACCATCCTTCACATTTGAATTTGTAAACACATAAACACTATTTTGTTTTATATCGCTTGTTAAATTTAACATTCCATTTTTAAAATAAAACATTCCTCTAAAAATAGACGCCAAATCAGTTAAAGCTTTCAAACCTTCGTTTTCGCTATTCAAAATTAAATTACAAGAAAATCGAGGCTCTAAAAAATCTTGATCATCGCTATGTTTTGCAACACAATAACCACTTCTAACATTTAAAAATTTTTCAAAAATAGGTTTTGACGTATGGTTAACAGATACTTGCAACGCTTCTGAACCGCTTGAATTGATACCAGGAGTAGCATCAACAAAAAATGATGCTATTATATTTTTGATTATATTTTCTATATTTAAACTAGGGGTAGCAGTAACTATTTTTTGCAAAGTTGAAAATAAAACGCCGCTAACATCCGATTCTAAAATTTTTCTTGGCCCAAAATCGTTGCATAAAAATAAAGTAGCAATATTAGATGAAACCCTAGCTGTTAAAATAACTTTTTTAAAATTTTGATTAATATATTCACCTGAAGTATTTTTTAAATCATAAACATATAAAGTGTATCCTATGGGATATTTTTGTTGTATTTGAGCTTCTGTTAATCCCGTGGAAAAAGTTATTGTATTAAATTTAAAATCACCATAGGTCAAAGAATTTTCAAAATAGAAATAATCAGCATCGTATTTTGTACCAACATTAGTTTTAACTAATTCATCACAATATTTAGATATAGATAATAATTGAAATTTGTTCAAATCCGTTTCATTCAATTTACCTTTCGCCATTCCATAACGACTGTTTATACAAAGATCATAAAAAATCCACGCTGGATTATCTGTCCATTTTAAAGTTCTACTAAAATTACCTGACCAATATTCATCATATTCCCTTGCTTCGCCATCATAATTATCTGGAACTTTAATTTTTAAAAGCTTGCAATCATATGATCTAGTAGGTACATTATTAAAATGCTTTGAACTTACGGTGTTTCTGCATAAAGCGGAATAAGGATAAGAGAATGGATAATCTATTTTTTCCACAATAGATTCAACATGAAAACTTCTATTTTGATTAGTACTATAATTTATTTTTTCAGATAAACTATAAACACTTACGACAATTTCTGGAAACAAATTTGTTTTTTTATCTATGTCTTCAATAATTATTTCAAACGGTAGAACTATAGTGCCTCCTTTAGCAACAAAAGAACCTTGAACATAAAGATAAAAATTTTCTTTTTGTGTTAAATTAGAAACGTTTATTATAAAACGTAAATTATTAGAAAGAATAGATCCACCATCGTGAACATCATATAAGGTTTCAACACCAATATTTAAATTTAAAGAAGTTGTATATTTGTTTTTTATATAATGAGAAAATGCGCGAGAATAGTTTCTATAAGCAATAAACACCTTTTGATCTGAATTCGCTTGTTTATCGGTAAAAAAAGTAGAAGTTATACTTGGACTACCTTTTGAAATAATTGGCGGTAAATAGAAATTATTTTTTTTCGCTAAAAGAATAGCGCCTAATGAAACATCAGAAATTTTGCTTTTATAAGCATAAATAGCCGTACTTGGAGATACAGAATTTTTAGTTTGATCGCCTGTAGTAAAAAAAATCTTAGAACCAGAAAAATTATACAAATCTGTGTTTTTGTCTCTTATCGGAACGTCATTATAATAAATACCATACCCCAATGCCTGAACATTAGAAGTGTTAGTGTTAATATAATTTACTGCTTGACCATCTGAATTAACCAAACCTTCTATTGGTCCTTCTGATATCACATCTAAAGCGTCATAAAAAGATTCAGTTTCTAAATTATTATTTTGACTTTCACGGGACGAATCAAAAGCCTTTTGCAAGGTAGACGAAAGTGTTATTTTCATAAGATTATTAACCTTCTGTTACAATAATAAAGTTTTTATAGTACTCCAATAACTCAGAACTTATATTTGCAGTAACATACGTTGAAAATGATATATTATTAGATAAAACAATTGACCCAACTTTACATCTTCCATAACCTATTGGAACAGCAACATTTCTCATTGTAACGTTTTCATAATTACTAAATAGCCGAGAAGTTGTTTTGACATCTGTAGGAGATTTTGGTGTTAATAATTTTGTTATTAACATTTGAATTCCAGTGCTTATTAACATTAAAGCTATACCGATAGCCAATTCAGCAGAACCAAAAATAAATGGAACGACTTCAACTTTTGAATTTTTCTTCAAAATTGGAGAATTCAAATACTCTGGAGGCATGATTTTATCATCTACGTAAATAATAAAATGACTTAAATATTCATTTAAAGTTCCTAAAGCCGATACCAATTTATTACTATTCGCTTCAATAGCTTCAAAAATTTCTAATACAGAAAAAACATTTAAATTCCATTCTGTTCTTATAAAATCTTCAAAGATACCATGTAATTTTACATTAACCATATACTTATTTACACTTTATTTCTTTAAATTCGTCAGAATCTAGCACATATAATAACATATTCATATTATGATATTTTTGGTAATAAAGATCAACATTAGAAAAAAATCTCTCAGATTTATGATTATGGAATAAATATTTTATTTTATATTTTTGTTTTATATCGAGATAATCTCTAGGAGAAATTACAAAATAATTCACAGAATCAGGATGTTTATTAACGACAGGTAAAAAAATTAATTCTCCAGCATCCTCAACAATAAAGCCGCAGTTTTCAACTAAAGGGTTTTTATTGCAATACGATTTAATGTGATGCAATAACTCAGGATTTATTGTCATATTGAAATGTCGACGGAAAACCACCAAACGGTAAAGCTTTATTAGATATTACATTACTGTCTTTAACGATATAATCTTGAAATCTTAATAAACAACCCCTTAAAGTTTTAGAGCATTGATCTTGTTTCCATACGTCTGTATTCATATCTGGCTGTTTATTGATAACATTGCTTTCTATGCAAACAAAGAAGTTTTTAGATTTATTCGATAAACTTACAGTTGAAATATTAGCTTCATTAGTTAATACATTAGGTAAATAATCTAAATAAACAAAATCACCAGAATTATAATCTACTGTTGGAGACCATTGACCACTATATTTTAATGTAGATAAACCATATGAATTATTTGCTAAATCAGTTTTATAAGTAGATAAAAATGTTTTATCGTTTTCATCTGCTATTGGAATCCCAATATCATAAGAATTTAATGATAAAAAATAGTTTTTACTTGGTGATGCGTTAGGTGAAAATTGAGGAATAATCACAACTGGACCTTCATAATCTGAAGTGTTTCCATAATTACATCCATGACATCTATAAGACCAAGAGCAAGTATCGTTTGTTATTTTTCTTGCTGGTATATTCAAATTTTGTAAATCAATTTTCGTTGACAACTCAATTTCAACGTGTTCTTTATTTTCAAATTTCTTTAAATTTACAATAAATTCATCAAAAGCAATATAAGTTTTAAAATTAGAAACGCCAAATGGATTTATTCCATCATCAAAATTTTCAATATCCAAATCTTTAGCCAATATTTTTTTTCTAATAAAAGAATTTCCAATTAAATCAGATCTGTCTTTTAAAATATATGAAATATAATTATTTACATTTGCAATTTTAATTGTTGATTTAGATTGTTTTCCGTTTGAAGAAGACTCTATATTAGATAATTCACACGGAATGAACACATAAGGTTGACCTTGAAATATTATATCGCGAGAAAAATTCTTTGAACCATGAAATCTTAAATAACCCTCTGTGGCTTCTAATTGTAATTCAAAAAGATCTAAAACGACATAATTATCTAATTTAAAAAAAGTGTTCATGAAATTAAGATTTGCCAGCTAAATTAAAAATATTTGGTAATTTATAAGTATACGCGTTAGACTTGAGATCCAATTCTGCAACTGATCCTCCTGTGAATAAATTTAAATATGAATTGGTTAAGTAATTATGAACTTGCTGTCTTTCCGTAGAAGTAAGAACTCTGTTATAAAATAAAATATCAAAATAATTAACATAGAAAGTTGATGAATTAACTAATTTCAATGTAGTTGAATTTAAATTTGTTATTGAATTTGCACTTGAAGTTAACACGTTGCCAGAATCGCCTAATGAATTTGTTGTTTTCATTAATAAACCATTAACATAAATATAATAAGTGTTTGAAGATCTAACGATATTTATTATAAAAGGTCTAAAACTTCCACTTCCACTTAAAGGTTTCGATATTTTTTGAATATCTTTTGTAGCCATCCCCATAAAAGCGAAATTTGTTATTGATGTCTCATTTTTTTGATTAACTAATGGCAATAAACTAAAATCAAATATTATATCGTCTTTGGACGTATAAGTTGTTTGGTTTTCTGCAAGTCTAAAAACTGTAATTTGATTTTTTACTGTATTACCTGGAAAATTAGTTAAAGTCCAATCAAATAATTTTGCAACAGTATTCTCCGTTTTATTTAAAGTTATATCATCAAAAGCACAAACAAAAAACATATCGAAATTAATACAATTTTTATTTATTGAACTTGAAAAGTCAATATGGATATCTTTGCCATTTTTTAGTCTTAAAGCTTTATATGACGAACTTTCAAAATTAGCAGTATGAACACCAGCGTTAGAACTAAGTAAAGTATATAAACTTGGACTGGCTAATGTTCCACCTGTCCAATTTGTTGCGCTAGTGAGTCCACTATTTGCAAATCTAAAAATATAATCAGTTGGTATATTAGAAGAATTAGTTATAAATAACTTTACAGAGCTTTCAGACAATGATTCAACAAGTGATCCCGGTTGACGATTATTAGTTGAAGTATTTACTGGTAAAAATTCGTAACGAAAATTACTAATCTGATCCCCATAAAAATTAACGCCTAAATAAGCAGGGGCGCTATTTATAACAGTAGAAAACAAGTATTCATTTATACCACCCATACCTTCACTTATATAGATGTTTCTATTCAAAAATATAGTTTTATTTAATCCTACTTCTCCCCAATATGGATATGCAGAATACACATTACTAGACTTGGCTTTTCCACCAAAATTATTACGAAAATAAATATTCCAACTTGCATATAAACCATTGATAGAAAGATTTCCATTTACTGGAAAAAATACTGGATACATATTATCATTTTGTGCATCTGAAACTTGATATCCTAAGAATTGATACGAGTCTGCAGCATTACCCCCTACTATATGAATACCAGCTTTAGTACCTCCTCCTCCAGAATATATTCTAGAACCAACTTGTGAATGAATTTTATATTTTATATCTTTTCTGATTCCTTGACTTGCGTTATTACTTTGCAACTTTAATGAAATAGCTGGTCCTCCACTTGAAGTATCGTGTATATCTTTTTGATTTTGATTGGCATAAGCTTGAGTCGTATTGGTTTGTTGCGTTGTTATGTCTTCCGTTATATTATAATATTGCCAAGTATAACCGTTTAAAGCGTTATTAATTTGTATATTATTATTAAATTTAAATTTACCACCTTTTCCGTGTTGACCAGCTATAGTAGTAGTAGAAGGAATATATATATTAACAACAGTATCATTATTAGGTAATAGTGTTGTAGAACCAGTAAAATTTAAATAAGTACCATTTAATTTAATAGCTGGCAAATCAGTATTATCAGATCTAAAAACAGAATTTTCAGGCAAATATATATTTATACCAGAATAAAAGGACATATTTGTATCGTTGTTAAGCAAACTTAATATTTTTGAATCTAAATCATAAGTCGATGAATATTGATTAGCTTGAATATATACATTTAATGGTTGTTTTTCTATTTTTATTGCAATAGGAGCGCCAGAATATCCGACAACTATTTCAGACGGCAATGATTGTGTTTTTGAATTTACTCCACTAGCATAAACGCTTACACCCGTATTATTAACAGTCGATGTGTATAATCTTGCATAATAATCTGTATCCAGCTCTAAAGAAGAAAAATCTTTTTTAGTTATTGATGTAAAAATATCCTCCTCGCCAAAACCATAATAACTAGCGTATTTAGGATTTAAATTAGTATTTGACGGGATGTTTATTTGTTTTGCATGAGCTATGCTTGCAAAATTAGAAACAGTAGAAATTTGCAAATTATAACCAGTTATAAAATAATTACGCAAATTAGATCCAGTTATTCCTGTTGGATGTTTCCAATAAAAATCAAATTGCGGACCATCATTTGCAGAAAAACCTCCGACTACTCTAAACGACCTCGGATTACCACCTGTTATATTAATAATACTACGTCCAGTAGCTTTAATCGTTATGATACCACTAGGATCAGTTGAGTCATCTTCAGTTGATAAAGAATCTATTGTTATATCAGAAATCTCATCTTGTACTGACCCTTGTATTGTTGGTTTATAAAAAATATCCAATACACCAGAGTTACTTGGATACAAACTTATTGAAGAATTTGATAAAGAAAAATTTGTAGAATTAGTAACATTAAATGAATACGAGACTTCAGAATTACCGTCATTTATAATAGTAACTGGAAAATGGATACCAAAACCAGTTAAACAATCACCTATATTAACTCCTGTAATATTTGTATATGTCATAAGGATAGTAGCGTATTAAAATATACATCAGAAGTTGTTTTCCCTTTAAACTCTAAAAATTTAACAGATATATCATGATTATCTTTAAATTTATATGTATGATTCCATTCTGGACAATAAACATTTATATTTTTATTATAAGGTTCTGGAAGAATAAATTCAAATAATTTAAAACCACAATGAGCATCTAAAAATTTTAAAATAGCGATAGCTTCTTTATCGGAACGCCCATTAAATTTTAAAGAAAGATCTAAAATGTTTTTATTTATACCGTCTTGTTCATAAGCGACAGATGTTAACTCATATTCATTTTTTAAAAATCTAGGTTTTATAGGTATAGAAAAATCAAGATCCGGTTTGAAATAAAAATTTCTTGTAAATAAACTGTTTGCACCTGTTGGACTTTGTTGCGATGTAACTAAAGTTGCATTTTGTCCAGTAAACCAATAATAACCACGTTCTGATGATGAGCTTTTATAATAAACAACGTCATTGTAATCATAAATCTTACTAAAATCAAAAAACCTTATAACTTCTTCGTTTGTAACTAAATATCCTTTATAGTCTAAATTTGAATCATATGCGGTTGTGCAATTTATTGCAATATTATTTATATTTGAGTCAACACATTTTTGATCTAAATCTTCAAAATAAATCTTAGCGTTATCTTTATAAGGGTAAAACAAACTCATTTCGACATTTTCGTAAGAAGATGTTAATGTCAACGGTTGATATTCAAAACTGTTTTGGAAAAAACCAATTAAAGAGTTCGCTTGTTTATCTGTTAGACCATCATAATTTAAATTAAAATTAGTAACAAGATTATTTATATTAGGTATAACGTTTGTATAATAACCGTCTCCATAATTTGCTTTTATAGCTTTTGTCGAAAAACTAGCTGTGCAACCATATGTTTTATTAAAAAGATTATCAATATTTTTTGTTAAATGTAAAGACCCAGTTAAATTGATTGGAGCATAAGCATAACTTGCAGAAGTGAAATCGTCACTTGCGATATACAAGTTGTCATCGTTTTTAAAATATTTTTTAAATAAATATTTTTCTAACTTTAGAACCTCTTCATCTGTTGGCATTTTTGAATAACCAATTATTTCATAATACGATATATTACTAGCATCATAATTATAAGGAGCGCTTAAACCAGCATTTCCATGACCATTGCCAGCAGTTCCAATTCTTAAACTAGCACAACCACTAGCAAAATAATTTGTATTCAAATTTAATAATTCGCAAGCATTATTTCTGATTCTTAAATTAGTGGTTGTATTGTTTTTTAAAATTGATACTATATTTTTATTAAATAAATTACCAGCAGAAAAAGCTGAATTCAATGTTGAGGGTGTTGGATATAATTGTGCAGCATCATTAGCAACAATTACAAATTCTTGAGATCCAGCTAAAACATTTGGATTCAATGAATTATCTATATTATTTCCATATACGCCAAAAAAACCAGTAGATGCTGTTGAAGTATTTGCATTGTCCGTATTTATAATTGTTGAATAATTAGCATAATAATTTGATGGAGTTGTTAAACTACCTTTTCTTAAAGAATCGAATTCATAAACTACAAACCAACATCTATCTCCAGTTAAAAAACCACTAAAATTTGGAGAACTTGGATTTGGATATAATTGATTATACAAACCAAGATCAGCATCAGCTTTGCACTTTACATTATTTTCATCAAAATTATATGCTGGTTTAGTTTCTGATGTGTCATAATTATATAAATTTTCCGTTGAATGACCTGGAGCAGAATTATACCAAATAGAAATTTTACCCGAAGAATCTATATCAAACTTGTTTAAATCATCAGTTCTGAACCAAGCGAATAACCCAGACACATCTGTCGGATATATGCTATTCCCAGTATAATATTGATAATCAACTAAATCATATTTTTCATAAGATTGATTATTAACATCAAAATCTTTTATACCTGAAACTGAAAACTGTGTATTTATAAACTTACTCATAATGTATTTCTAAGTGGTGCTAAACGTTGCGTTATTGCTAAAGAGCTTTGTAATAGACCATCTATTTCTGCATTTAATGAACGAGATTCAATCACACCAGAAACATTAAAAGTCTTTAAAAGATTAGAGTTATAATCTTTTAAATATAATTCACAATTAGTTGTCGTTCCTTGTATATCTAAAATATTTGATTTTTTTGCAAAGTTACCTTCAACAGAGACAGATTTTGTTTTGTTAGTCTTGGCGACTCTAAAAGGAGTTATTTGATCATTCGCAAAAAAAGGAACTCTATCTACAGTTTCTGAATAACTAAAATTAAATATTTCTGAAAAACCAAAAACCTTATTTGTATCAATTAAATATGTATTATTAGCGTGAGATATTTCTGATAAAGTAGGATTTCTTGTTGAATCAAATGGCCGTATATCATTTGTACTATTAGTTGAATTTATTTTTCCATACCAATCGAAATTAACTTTCAAAACAATTGGTAAAAAGTTTGAAACATCAAAAGATATAGATTTTAAAAAACAATTTGTTATTTTAATACCAGCAAAAATACATTCAATCGGAGATTCTGAACTTGATGTAGGTTCTAAAAATGAAGGCAAAGTTCCAGTTAAATAAAAATCTGTATTTAAAGATCCAACTATAGTATTTTCTGGCGCATATCTTAATAAAGATCCATCTGATAAAAGAATAGGTGAAATATTAGCGTTTAGCGAAATTTGCACAGATTTAGAATAAAATATATTATTATTAATTCGAAAATCTATATTTTCATATTTTATATATTTACTCATTAAGTTATGGTGTATGCAATAGTTGAAACTACCGTAAAATCAACTGCCACGCTTTTACCGCCGGTTGGCTCACATAATCTAAATTGTAAAAGTTGACCTGCGCTAAAACTAGTTGATCCGCTTATGTTAGCTTTAGTTTTTGAATATATAACGTTTGAATTTATAGTATTAAAATAAGTAGCACCAATAATACCACTAGTAGGATAACTAACAGGATCACTTGGTGGGCTTAAACTAAAACCCGGAACAAATTCACTTGGAACCGCAGGATTATAAGCTGGAGTAATCGCAGATATCTCAAATCTATATGCACTTGATAGCGCATCAGTATCAGAAGTAAAAATAGAAATTTTTTCTACAGAACCCGCATATGGAGTTATTGTAAAAGGAGCATGTAAAGAATTATTTCCACTTGGAATTATATCTGAATTAGGATTTATCGCACTAAAATAAACATCAAAACCAGTAACTCTAGTTTGATATGTTTGAATAAATTTTCCTTTACAATAACTATCACTACTGGTATAACTTCCATCAATATCTAAACTACCTGCTGGACTTAATTTTGCAACCACATCAGGAGAAATCCCACCGTAACCATTTTTGACAAAAACAAAAAAATCATTTAATCCTACGAATGTAGTATCATTATATAAATTCCCAATAGACCATTTTTGAGTATCAGGGGTAGCATCATATCTTGAAAACGTAACCAAACTATTTCTTGGTCCAGTATCACCACCACCAAAAGCTTTATTACAAGCTACAAATATCTGACAATATCCTTGTGTATTAGTATTTTGAAATGAAGCTGGTGTACTATCAGTAGGATCTGTAGTTCTAACATCTAATTTATAATTAGGGCCTGTAGTACCCAAACCAAGAGAACCGCTGCCAGCAATAGAATATACTAAATTTTTTTCACTTAATATACTTTCTGATCCAAAATATATTTTATTAGTCTGCATTCCATAATATGAAGTTGCAGTGCTATTTTTATAACTTACATAAGATTGAGCGTTACTAGATTGAAATCTAGCTAATTGACCTATGCCACTAAGATGCAATAAATATGCTGGAACATTATGTCCTATTCCTATTTTTGGCGCACTAACATTATTATCTACAAATATTGAATTATAACCTATATTTATATCACCAATATTATTATAATTTAATAATAAAGTTTCATCATTAGCGCTTGTTTTTATTTCAGTGTTATATGGATCAAAAAGTATTGCATTACCTGAATTTTGAAACTGAATTGATGCGCCGCTTACTAAGAATTTATTACTTAAAACTCCAGTAGAATTGGTAACACCAAAATTACCACTTTGATCTACTACAAATAAATTAGTAAACGTCGATCCACTATTAATAGAAGATTCAAGATATAATTTAGTATCATTAGGTTTTTTGCTAAATTGATAGTAAACATTTGGATCAGATAAGGAAAAAGCTATTTTTCTTCCTGAATCTAAGGTGCTTAATCTAATTTGACCTGAACCATTTGTAGCTGTTAAATTATCTACCACATCTAATGAAACAAATGGAGTTCTATCATTAATGCCAACAAAACCATACGCACCGCTTATTGATAAACCATAATTTTCAGTATTTTCAAATATTGTAAACCCTTGAGCCGTTTGTGCGTATAAACCCGTGAAAGCTTTTGAAAGCTCTTCGGTGGTTATCTTATTGTTGTTTGCGGATGTTGAATCTGATATAAAAAATATATCACTTGAAACAACGCTTGAGCCTAGTTTTGCTGGAAATGAAGCTAATGGTGTACTCATATTAACTATTTAAATAACCTTTATAATTAAGTTTTACACTCAAAATATCATCTGCTGATGAATTAAATTCTTGCGATATCATTTTAACGTTAGAAAAACTCTGATTAAATATGGTAACTCCGTTATTCGCGTTATAACCCTCTAAGTCAGCAGTCACTAAAGTAGTAGTTTCAAATATTTTTCCTTTTATAGTTATATTAAAACTTGTGTCTATATCATTAGTTAATATATTATATAATGATTTACTTTGATAATCGTCCACTTCTAATCCAAAACTTGCATTTATTTCTATTGGAGTGTTTAATAACACTTCGCTTGGAATATAGTTTGGAATTGGTGCTACTGGACCTGTGGGACCAGAAAAAGAAATTCCACTTTGATTTAATGTGTATATTGGTTGTTTCGGACAATTAATAGAATAGTCAAAGCTAGTCACTCTATTTGAAGAAGATCCACTACAAGTTAATGTAATGTCTTTGACTTGTGGAACAAATAATTCTGGCGGTTTAAAATTACCTGACGCATCATAACTTGGACCCAAATCTCCATAAACAATTATATCTGCTGTTGTTGAAGGTATTTCACCAACAGAACACGATAAAGAAAAAGAATTTAAATAACCAGATAAAAAACCTAATTTTTTTCCATTATAATTTATACTCCCTTTGAAGGATTTTGCAGTTTTATTGGCGTTTTCACCAGTAAAAGGCAAAAAAGGATCATTATATAATAAATATTTATTAATAGAAAAATTTGCAATCGGCACTTCAGCAATTACTTGTTTATTATATCCAACACCTATTGTTTTGATAGGTTCATATTTTATATTATAACTACCATCAATAGATGTTATTCCAGAAATAGTGGTATTATTCAAATAAAATATATTTTCGTAATTAAGTAATGCGCTTTTCATTTTAATTTCTTATTCCTGCTAATGAACCTCCAAATTGTTTTTCTTTTCTTATGACCTCAGTTACTACAGCATACATTCTAGTATTTAAGTTCTTAGAAAGCTCAATATCTTGTTGCTGATAACTTGTAGTATTAGCGCCCATTTTTATTGATCCATCTCTTTGGACACTTGTATTGAAGTTAAATGAATTATTTGCATTCGTATTATTATTAACTGTAGAGTTACTATTTCCAGCGCCGCTAATTGATGAACCACCGCTTTGCATACCAGTTCCGTATCTTTTCACCATTGGAGAATCATATAGTCCGCCTTCCATATAACCAGGAATTGTATCTGATAAACGAGAACCTATTAATCCACCAGTTTGTCTTCCATTCTTTTTAAAATCTGGCGCATATGGATTAGCACCATAAATATTTGAACTATAAAATGGTTTTGAAGTTAAACTTCTAAAACCAGTTTGTGGAGCGCCACCAGTATATTCGAAATTTTTACCCAATAACCCTGACTTTTGATAACTAGCTAATTTTCCCATTTCTGAATTAGTCATGCCAGTTCCTCCTGTTGCTTGAACTTTTGCAGATAATTTTTGTGCATTAGTCGCTTTCATATTAGAAGCCACATTAGAAATCCCTGCGCCAATAGCTATTGTTGCAGCAGCAGCTACTAAACTACCAATCATTGCTGCTTTTTGTTTTTTTGCTTCTAATTTTTTGGCTCTATCTTCTGCGGCTTTTTGTTTTGCAACATCTGATAATTCATTATATAATTGACTATTATCCAATCCTTCACTAGTCATATACTTTTCCATATTTGCAAGATTATCTTGATCTGATTTAGAACTTGCTAAATCAAAACCAAAAGAACCACCAGAAGCAAAACGAGGCGCAGCGCTAAAATTAAGAGAATCTAAAGCGGAAGGACCGCCCATTGCCATTACCGCATTTCTATTTAATACATATTCACCATTCTCAAGCATAGCTGGATATTTATCGCCAGTTCCAGCGCCTGATATATACATACCTGATTGAGCGCGAATATAACCTCCAGTTTGCGCTCCAAAAATACTTCCCAAGCCAGATCCACTTATTATTTTAGATATTCCAGTATTCATTAACTGGGTACTAAATGTATCTAAAAATTTAGAAGCAACACCCATTAATGCTGCATCTAGATTATCAGTTTCTCTTATTGTAGCTTTAATAGCATCAACCATTCCATCTCTAAAAAGCATAGGCGTATCTTTTGCCAATCTATTTAATCCAGTATCAGCATCTTCTTGTATTTGATCGAAACCTTCTTTGAATCCCATTCTTATTGACTGTCTATCTTGAGCTTCTTGTCTAACTTTGCCATTTAAAATTTCTTGTAATTTTTGTTGTTTATCAAGTTCAGAAGTATTATCTTGCAAAGTTTGTCTTATTTGATATTCGAAGTCTGCTAATTTTTTAGCTTCATCAGATCTTGGATTTACTAATTGTCTCGCTGTTCTAAGCTCATCTGCGACTCTTTTAGCATCTTCAAGATTATTAATTGTAGGATTAATGTTAGAAATAGCATTTTTAGCGGCATTCTGGTCTTTAGTTAAAGGCTCTGTTAAATTTTCTATACCGCCACGATACATTGCAAATTCATTTAGAGACCCTCTGGCTTTAGTTAGACTATTTAATCTTGTTTGTTGTTGATTAATACCTAGGTTTTCGTTATTTTTTTGAATTTCAAGATTCGCTTTACCAGTGACGCCAAGTCCATAAAAATTAGCGTCTCTAGATTTAAAAGCATCTATTCGTTGCGAGTCAATTTCTAAACTATTACGAAAATTTTGCTCTGCACTGGCGGTTTCAAGAACGATTCTTAATCTATCATTATATAGTTTATTAGCTTCACCAAGTTGTTTTGCAGCTTGTTCACTAACGCTTAAATTAGCTTTTAAAGTTTGCTGTTCTACTTCTTGATCATTTTTTAATTTATCTATAATTCCTAATTGAGCGACCATTGCATTATTGACGTCTTGATTACCTAAAACAACGTCTTTTGTAATATTTCGGATTTGCTGTAATTTTGCTTCATATGTATCAATGTCTTTAAATTGAGGAATACTAACAGTTGACAATTGATTTAATCTAGCAGAATTTTTTGTATATGAATTAATATCAAAATCTTGTGGAATTAAATCTTTGAATAAATCAGGTCTTAATAGTACATCTTGAACAGAACCTTCAAATGTACTAGGTATAGATAATGATAATTTATCTAATTGAGTTTGTTGAGCGTCTTCTAAATTTTGTTTTATTGCAGTAATTTGTTTTTTTAAAAAATCTTCTCCCGGTGCAAAAACCGCTTCTCTACTTGTTAGTTGAGTACTATCCAAAGCGTTCTGATCAATTGCTGCTTTCTTGTCATTAATTTGTGATGGCGACAGTGCAAATCCAAAACCAGCTTTTTCAGAATTAGCTTTTTCTCTCGCCGTTTTAATTTGCCTTACTGCGCTTGATGCATTTAAAATTTTATTTCTTTCAAGCTCTCTATTTATGAGTTGACCTTCTAATTCAATTAAAGCTTGAGTGCTTTCGGCTCTTCTTTGCGACATTTTTATTTCTAACTCTACTAATGTCAATTGTTGCTTTTGTTTTGCGGACAAAGAAACCGTACTTTTTAGTTGTTGAATTAATTGTGCATTAAATTCAGCTATTTTTTCTGGGTCTCCTACAAACCCAGCGTCTTTTGCATTTTTTGTGGAAGACGTTTTTGTTATTAAATCTTCTAGTGCTTGTTGTTGTGTTTCAGGATTTTGTAAATTAGCCAATATAGGTTTTAAAGTTTTTTCTATAATATCTTGATTTCCGCCTCCTAATCTTTCGAATATTTGTTTTCCTGATGTGTTAATTACATCTGAAGACAAACGCGTTCTTTCGTTTTGCTGAGACATCGCTGTCTGTCTCAGTTTAACTTCAGCTTGCCTTCCTGCGACTTCCAAAGGACTAGTAATTTTATCAATAAACTCTCCAACCGCACTGTCCAATACGTCTAGTCTAGCAGAATCAAATTCTTTTTCTTGAATCTGCATGGACGCATTAAAAATATAATCATCTATTCCTTTACGAAGATTCAACAATAATTCGCGAGAATTAAATTGAATAGCTTTTGATTTATCGATAGTGGTTTTAAAATTTTGCTGGGTTTTATCAAAATATCTTTGAGTTATTTCTTGCATGTTATCAATAAAAAATGTACCCTCTGTTCCCATTTCTTGTATTCTGTTGTCCCCTAAAACGGCGAATTCTTCTGCTACTTTTTTAGACATACCATTTTTTAAACCAATATTTGTTAAAGCCGTTTCACCTGTAACTCCAGCTTGCAGTTCTTTTTGATAATCCGTCGCGAAAGATTTAGTTTGATTTTCATCTAATCCGCTTTGTTTAAGCATATCAAAAAACCCTTGAAATTGAACAAAAGAAGTTTGTAAATTAGCTTCTGTGACTTTTTCTATTTTTGCGGTGCTTTCGTTAACGTCATAACCTTTCTTTTTTAACTCATTAACCCTTGTCGCAGTTAATTCGACAAATGGTCGTTCTTGTTTTTTGTAACTAGAAGATAAACTTTTAATTCCAGAGATTAAAGAAGCTTCTTTTGTAAATTCTTGAATTGCTTGTTGCATTTTTCCTACATCGCCAGAAGCTTCATTAAATTTTCTAGCCAACTCAGGAGAACTTTCACTTAATTTTTGAAAAGTCTCTGATAATTTATATGTGGCTTGATTTAATAAACTTTCATCTTTTACACTTCCTATTTGAGACAACTGATCAATGTAAGATTTAGCACCCTCTACCGTCTGTGTAGATGCAGCTCTGTACGATTCCGCTGCATTAGCTAAATCCGAAATAGAATCTTGAGCGCTAAGAGCCGCTTGCCCTAGTCCAACAATAGCTCCAACAGCCGTTCCTATTCCAGGACCACCAAGTGCAGTGCCAACAAAAGCGCCTGTTGATAATCCAGTTAAAATTGAACTCGGAGCTGATGAAGCAAACCTTTCTGAAACGGACATGTCTTCCCTTCCTCTTCCTCTAGACACTATCTGCTCTAACATACCACCAATCATTGGCGCTGCTAATTGAAAACCAACTCCGCTTAAAGCTTTTACTGACTGATTAATTCTAGTCCCCCTTCTTCTACCTGCGAATCCCCCAAAAACGCCTCCAATTTGCTCTTCTAAAGAACCACCGTTTGATCCAAATCTTTTTTGATATCTAGCTGCTGTTTTTGGATCATTCGCTAATTCTTGCTTAATACGCTGTTCTCTTTGTTCGCTAGAAAGATTCTTTAGATCTTGACGTCTAGTCTTTTTAGCTTGTGTTTTTGCTGCTGCTGCCGCTTCTGCTGTTGCTTTCGACGCTGCTGCCGACGCTGCTGCCGACGCTGTTGCTGCTGTTGCTGCTACTGCTGCCGCTGCTGCTTGATCTCTAGTTTTCTGTGCTAAGAGCGCTTGAGCTGTGGCGTTGTCTGTAATTGATTTTCGAAGAGCTGTATTAGCCAGTGTAACAATATTTGCAGATCCAGTATTAACCTGTAGAACGCGAGCGTTTTGCATTATCTGAAGCTTAAGAGCATTTTGTTCTTTACTCGTTAAAGTTAAATCTTGTGTTAACTTCTTTAAAGCCTGATTCATTTCAACAAACGCTCTACGATCTACGTCGGGTAAAGCTTTAGATGATACGCCAAAAGCATCTTGAGATTTAACTGTCGCAAAATTAGGCACAAATCCTCTATTCATTAACCCAGCATCTTTCTGCCCTCTCATTGAATCACTTAAAGCGTTACTTAAACCACCATGATCAGATATTGCGGAACTGAATGTTGGCTGACTCTTGTTTCTAATGTGTGGGAAAGGCTTATTATCGAATACGGCTTTTTCTCCGCTCATGCTTTCTTCTAAGCCCATTACTGCTTGTTTATACGCAAAGTTAGGAAGAAATCCTTTAGCGAAACCAGCGAAGCCGTTTCTTCCTTGAGAATTCATAAATCCATTTAATACGTTTAGACCGTTTGGACCGTTTAACTTTGATAGATTTGTTTTTGGATGTGTTAAAAACCTTAATTCTCCAGAAGTTAAATGACGACCAAAAGAAGATTCAATATCTTTTATCAACTTCATCAAGTCGCCAGAATAATGAACTGAATTTTGACTCAAAGTATCTACGTCAATTAAATCAGCAAAATTAGGTATAAAACCTTTGCTATGTGTTGTTGTCAATTCTAATAAAGAATCTCTAAGATATTGTTGTTGCTTGGGATCTATAAGTAAATTTAATAATTGTTCTTTATTTAATTTTTTACTAGCTCCTTTAGGATCAACTAAATTACCAATAGCTGTTTTAGCTAATTTAACTCTGCTTAAACCTTGTGGAAAAGCTAAACCTTTATCTTGAGGTAAAAGTTCTCCAGTAATAAATAAATCTTTATCTTTGCCAATTATTTTTTTAGCTTTTTCAATAATACCAGAATAAAGAATATTAGAAACACTACGTTTTTTAGATGCTGGATCTTTTATAGGATAATTGCCGCGATCCATTGACTCAATTGATAATTTGTTTTTATTTAATTCTCCATAAATAGATGAGCCATAACCAGCAGTGGCTTGTAATTCTTTTGCAAAATTAGGAATAAAACCTCCAGAAGCTTCTGCTCTATAAAAACGAGGATTATTAACATATGAAGTTAATAATTCATTTGTTTTTTGTGAAAGTACTTTAAGTAATTCAGGACTATTTTTAGCAATCTCATCATAATTTGTTGCTGCTAAAGGTAAAAACTCTTTACCTAAAGCGCTCATATATTGTAAATGCTGTGGATTTCCAGGTTCGTTAAAAACACCCAATAACTCTCTTAATCTAGCAGCAGCTTTTGGATTTTTTTTAACAAAATCATTATATTTTTTAGTAATAATTCCTGTTGCACTGCCTCCACTTTGTGAATCTTTACGACCACCTTTAATTTCTATACCAACTAAATCAAGTAAATCTGTAGGATCAGTATTAACTAATTCCATAACCAAATCTAAAGACGCTTGGCCTTCTATAGTATCTGGTTCAAGAGATTGACCTGAAATTAAAGATTTTATTTTAGATTTATTAGCTTGTAAACTCATAGAAGAACGAACAAATTTCTCATATATTGGACCAAAAACATTTCCGTCACCAGCTTTTTTATTATAATCTGTTTTATTAGTTCTGAATTGTGTGGAGCTAAAAGTATCTGCCACGCCTGCCCCTGCAATATTTAATGTTGGCTGTTTTGCGTCGAATGATGGATTAGCGTATTTTTTAAACCAAGGTATTCTCAATATGCTTATAGGAGGAGCAAAGTTTGGAATAAAACCATTAGCAGAAGCTCCGATTTCGCTTCCAAATGGTTGATAAACAGGAAGAGTTCCAAAGTCTAAATCTTTTTGCGCCACATCTTCCGCTCTGCCATTAATATTTATTCTAACTGCTTTTTTAATCAACTGACTTAAATACGCCTCACCTGCTTTAACTTCAATACCTTGAATAGCATTCGGCCCCGTTGGTATTAAGTCTGCGGCTGACGTTGATTTGTCACTTATTGTATACGCTCCAGATATTCCTGGAAGTTTTGAAATTAATTTTTCATAAGCGTCTCCGACAAAATTTTGATAATCTCCATTTAAAGAGTTTTTAAAACCTTCCGAAGTTGTAATTAATTCACCCTTTTTAGAGCCACTTTTATATTTAAAAAGGTTATTGTTTTTAGCGGCTTCTTCATTTTGTGATAGTTCATATTTCTTTTGTAAGTCTTTTAATGTAAATCCAACTTTAGATGTAGTTGTCTTAAAAACTGCCTCTAAATCAGCATCTGTTAAACCAATACTTTGGCCTGTTTTAATTAAATTTTGGTTCCCTTGAATCGAACCAAACCACATAGCAGACACGGCTGAATCAACATCTTTTTTTTGCAAATATTTTATAACATCTATTTTTCCAGAAATCCAATCATAGACAGCATTTGGTTTTTTAGTTTTATTGTCAAAACCAGAATCTAAATTTTTTCCTACTAAATCTAAATTTTTTTCAGCACCAATATCCGATGAACTCATTTGCATTATCTTTATAGCATGATTACTATAAGCTCTTTGTTTTTTGTCAACGCCGCCTCCATTTGGAAGCTGAAAAGTATAATCTTCTTTATTTAATTTTGCAAAATTAGGTATAAATCCACCAGCCGTATACGGATCAACACCTGTTCTACTTATAGAATTCTGTCTATGTGCGCGGCCAGCTTTTGATCCAGCAGGAGGATTAATAAAAGGTTGAGCAAAACCGGGGACGTATTTAACATCTTCCGCAGT